GTGGGCCTAATCTTCCGAACGCTAAATCAAACGGTACGGCGACGCTGAGCTATGAGCAGTGGTTACAGCTTCCTGCTAGCGAAATGAAGGCAAGATTTAAAGAAGTTAAGAGATAGTTTAATTTTTTCTATCTAACGACACCTAATAGCAGTTTTTGCCAATCGTTGCTAAAAATCAAAAATAGTTTATCCTGTAAATAGTTGCTCGTGGCAATATCCTCGAATCGGGTTCGATGATTTAAAGAAATGATTTTTTAAATTGTTGAGCTATCAAAAATAGTTCAAATTATAATAAATATTTAAACGGAGTTAAACAATGACAGCTACTACTATTTCAGATGTTACTAATCAAATTCAAACCTACTGGGCGCCTTTGTTTGCTAAAGAGTTGAGAGAATCAACACTTTGGCTAAACTTTATTAAATATCATTATGAGTTTGCTCCCAGTGTAAACGGGACTAAAGCTCCAATCAAAGGCGGAAACACTCTTAAGATATCTACAATCACAGCTCCAGTCTCAACATCTCGTACAATCGGGACAGATGCTGATTCCTTTGATACAAATAAACTATCAATGACACAGACTAACCTTGTTGTTGATAAGAGAGCGGTTTCCGCAGTAGAATTTGATGACCTATCGGTTATCATGTCTCAATTGGAAGATCAAGATAGTGAGATTCGTCAAGCGATGTTGTTTGATATTCGTAGACAGGTTAACGTTGCCATTAAGGCAATCATTAATCCAAGCGCATCTGCTCCAGATCATGTTATTAACGGTGTAACTGATTTTAATTTTGCTCAATTGGCAGCAGTTAGACTTTTAGAATCTCAAGCAAAGTGGACTGATTCAGGTGAACAAATTAGTTTAATTATTGACCCAAGTTATACAAGTGACTTGATCGATGAAACTCTAATTTCTAGTAATGACTATAACGGTGGCGATACTCCTGTTGCCAGTGGTGCTTTCCGCGCTCCTAATCTGGGAATGAATGTTTATGAAGACAATTCATTATCAACTGATTATGGATATGCTCTTATTCCTTCATGGGCGATTGGTGCTTTTGGTGTTCCTGAATTTAAGATCAGTGACCTCCATGCACAAAAGCGTTTTGGTTATGTAATGAGCGTTGATCAGGTGTTTGGTGTCATTCAACATGACAATAAAAGAATCATCAAAATATATAACTCATAGGAACTAGATGTATAAATTCGTTCGTGGTTATGAAAATGAAGTCCTTGCTGAAATCTCAAAATTAGAAAAATTTGAGGTTTTAGCAATGACTTCTAATGGTGATAAAATAATTTTGTTAATCAAGATTCAGAACAAAGGAAAATAAATATGGCAGCATTAGTAGGAGCTAAATATTTAGGTGGTGCTAGTAGCAATGCCAATATGTTTAGCAATGAAGAGGAGTGGATTAAAGCTACTTACTCATTCGCAGCAGACACAGGCGCGATAGCAGACTTAGATGTTTTGATAAACGGATCATCTACTAAGAATTATGTTATCTTAGATTTTTACGCAGTAGCAGAAGCGGCGGTTACAAGTGCTTCTACAACTCCAGCAATCGATTTAGGGATTGGAGCAGGTGGAATAGAATTCTGGAGTAATCTAGGAAAGACATCTCTTACTTTAGGTGCGGTTGTAGGTATGGGGACGGCAGTTCCTGTATTGCTTCCAGCTAGCGGTAAGGTCGTTTTAGGTATTGAGGCTTATGCCATTACGGCAGGGATAGTTTCTTTCTACTTTAAAGTTAAACAAATAGTTTAAGGAGTAATTTTATGGCAGCAGTAAGTGATGTAAAATATATCGGTGGTGCAAGTAATAACGCTAACTTTTTTTCCAATGAGGAATCATGGATTAAAGTTAGATATGAATTTGCAAAGGATGCAGGCGCTCTTTCTGATCTTAACCTTTTGGTTAACGGATCAAGCATAAAGAAATATGTAATTACAGATTTCTTCGCATTCGTAGTTGTTGCGCCTCTTTCGGTAGGAAGCGCAGTTTTCGATTTGGGAGTTAGTGCAGGCGGCACAGAACTTTGGAGTGACAAAGCAGTAGCAGCTTTAGCGATCGATACCGTTCATGGGAAAGATACGGCAGCTCCGTTGTCTTTACCAGCAAGTGGAGTGATCACATTTGGTATTGAAGGTGAAGTGATTTCAGTTGGAACGATTGATTTTTATTTCAAGGTAAAACAGATTTTATAATTTTCATCCAAGGATGGAACGGGTGGCGGATCGGCAATAGTCTTCCACCCATTTTTTAGAACTTGCGCCTATGTAATGTGGGCGATTAAGCAAGGAAGGTTAAAAGCATGACGCTACCATCGAATATAAACACAAGAGAAAAAAGAAAATTTACAGAGACTAACGGATATCAAGTTAGTGTTAGCACTATTGATAGGAATGATCTTCTCGCTTTAGTAGCGTCAAGTGGTATCCTTACAGGTGTTACCTTCGACGAAGTTGTTTCATCAACCGTAAGTGATACGATTACAGCATTAGAATTTTCATCGTCAGGTGTTCTACAGAATACGGTGACGATTACTTATATTAGTGATGCGAATTGGACTATGGTGAAAACATGATAGGAAGCATCAATACTTTAGAACGTGATAGTTTTGAAGAAACAAATGGTGGACAAGTTTCTAAAAGGGTATTCTCGAAAGAGAAAATTATGCAATTAATTTCTCCAATAGTTTCTTCTTTAACATTTGATTCCATTACTGCAAGCAAGCTTACAGACACAACTCTTCTTTATAGCTTTGCCAATGGTGCCACATGTGTTGCCAATGTTGAGTTTATTTTAAACGCAGATAACACATACAGAATTATTGCCTCGATATGTGGTGACGACATGTTAATGGAAGACGGTGGACTACTTTTATTAGAAACAGGACTTAAAATAATTTTATAAAGGATATAACAATGGCAGACAAAAAAATATCAGCACTAGACGCATACACTCCACCGATCGCAACCGACGTTTTGCCAATCGTGGACGTAACTCTCGGAGCAACAAAAAAGATTACAGTAGCTAATTTACAAGCTTATATTAGAGCTGGATATGTTACTGGCCTTACCGCTTACACACCTCCGATTGCTACTGACTACATGCCGATTTTAGACGTGACAACAGGAACAGAAAAGAAAATGTTGTTGTCTGTTCTAAAAGCTTTTATGAGCACTACTGTTACTCTTACAGGATCGGCCAACGCCAACACTCTCCAAACGCAACCAACGGGTGCAGTTGATTTAGCAATCTCAACAACTAAATTTGTAAATGATTCGATCGCTAACTGTTCTAAGTATGGTGAAATAAGTTTCTACACCTCGACTGGTGAAGCTGGAACATCGATTGCGATTGACACAACTTTATTATATCACGCTTTGGCTTTAGCATCCCCAGTTTCTGGATTGCTTTCAGGATTTACTGTTATTAACGGCCAATCAAATGCGATTGCGAGCGTTGCCGAGAATAGTGCAGGAGTTAGTTACAAGGTGACAACTACTGGAGTACATAATTTATCCGCAGGTGATATTGTAACCCACACTGGACTTACAACTAGAACTACTTATCGTGGAAAATTTGTTGTCCAGTCTACTCCGAGTGCAACCGAATATATTGTTCTTGGGACTTTCTTAGGAACAGATACTGGATTCATGAAAAGAGGTTGTGGGTTAAAAGCTGGCGCAGGATCAGCGGGAGACTATCGTTTAGCTTACGCAACATCTTTCACGGCGGATTCAAATTCTACTCAATTTAAAATTGAGGTTAATCAAAATATAGCAGATGCTGATAATATTGCTTGCGAGAGATATTTCGCTAGTGCCGACAAAGCTGGAAATCTAGTAGCTTCTGGATTACTAACTCTTGCAGTAGGCGACATCATTTGGTTATCTTGCGCAAACATTACAGATGCAACAAACTATAAAATTTTACACTTAAATATGAATTTGAATAAACTTTAATTTTATAAACATAGGAAAAATAAATGAGAGAAGAAAAAATGAATGTAGTTAGAATGGTAAAAATGACTGAGGTTGATTTCAATTACATGGTAGACGAGATCTCTAAACTACCAGCGAAAATAGTTGGCGGATTATTGTTTCAATGGTTACCTCAAAGAACCTTTATTTTTGAGGAAACTGTTCCAGTAGTTGAAGAAAAACTACCAGAAAATATTTTACCATTTAAGAAACCAGAAGATAAAAAAGAGGAATAATGAGAGTTATTTATAACACAACAGATATTACTCAAGAATTGGTTAACTACTATAGTGGAACTAAATCAATTACTCTCGCTGCCGCCGATGCCCTTTATATTGGCGACAAGTTTCCGTTTAATTTTCTTTATTTAAAACTAAGTGGAACACCACAATCTGTTGCATCCGCTTTAACCATTCAGTATTGGGATGGATCAGTTTGGAAAAGTGCCGTTGAGGTTATCGACGAAACTTCTATTGGCGGAAAAACTTTAGTGCAATCAGGATTTATTTCATTCGTTCCAGATAAACGATACAGTTGGTTAAGAGAATCTACAAATGATGGCGGGGAAACGGTAACTGGTTTAACTTCATTTTGTATTTATGATCACTACTGGATTAGAATTGTTCCAACAGTGACATGCTCGGCAGTAACGATTGATTGGGTTGGACGTAAATTGTCCGACGACAATGATCTAGGAACAGAATATCCAGACTTAGTTAGAACTAATGTCAAAACTGCGATTCTCTCTGGCAAAACTAACTATGAAGAACAGGCGATAAGAGCGCATGATATTATCGTTAATGATTTGATGGCCAATAAAGTTTTAGACAATGGTAATAGAGTTTTATCCCGAGAGAATATTGTATTAACTTCTGTTGCAAAGGTAGCAGAAATTATTTATACGATGCTTGGAGATGATTACCTAGATCAAAAAATTAACGCCAATAAAGAGTATATCAAGCGATTGCACTCATGCTTACCTAAAGTTGATATCAATGACAACGCCCGTGAAGATATCCCTGAAATGGATCGAGGATTCACTACAGGTAGGTTGTCGAGATGACCACAAAGATAACCACTCTCCTAAATACAATCGATTCGAGATTGACAACAATGTTTCCGAATAAACAAATTATTCCTTATCCAGAGTCTTTACAGGATAATGAAGAGATTTTTTTACGAGATGGTTATGGTGTTAAGTATAACGGCGGGAATCCAGTTAATGGAGAGTTTTGCAATTACACCGTAAAACACGAGATATCTGTTGTTCTATCGAGAGAGTTTTTTGATTTTGACTCAGGTTATTCAAACGATAAGAACGACAAGAAATCAATTCTCGAAGATGTTTATCTAGTTCAAAACTATTTTTACAACGTTAACAAAATAGGTCTAGGTGTTAACTGCGACAATATCGAGTTAGGTTCTTTAAGTGGAATAGTCCCATTAGAAAATAAAAGAAAAATAAGAAGTATAGAAATTAATTTTACGTTTACAATCAAGGAAGGTTTTATATGACACTGCAAACACGAGCAAGTATTTTTGGAATCAAAGAAGAGACAATAGAAGGTACACTGATCCCATTGGTGGCAGCCGATTTTCTACCCCTAATGAACGGTGGATTTTCCGCAGAAGCTGGACTTGAGACAATCGAGAATAACGAATTGATCGCAGGAGACATAGCTAGAGGCAAGAAAATTACGGGAAAACAGTCACCGAAAGGACAGTTTAAGTGCTATTGCAAGGGATCGGGCGTTGAGGGCACTCCTGCAAAGTGGACTGAGTTTATTAAAATAGCAATGGGATCTCAAACTGATCACGCTACTGAAACTACTCTTACTACTGGATCAAGCGCATCTGTGTTAAATGTTGCGACTGGAACTGCCGTGAACACCGAAGTTGGCCATGCACTTTTAATAAAAGACCTTGTTAATGGTTATTCGATCCGCAATACCGAATCAATCAACACCGATGCAGTAACTTTAAATTTTAAAGTTGGAACAGCTCCATTGACTGGAGTTAAATTAGGTAAAGCATCTCTATTCAAAGGTGTTGGAACTGGTCATAAAAGTTTTTCATCTTGGTTATATCACGCTAACAGTGGAGCGATTGAAGCGATCGCAGGAAACAGATGTTCATCTTTAGGATTCAAATTTACTGCTGGCCAACTTGCAGAAGTAGATATCAACTTTGAAGGAACAAGTTTCTTTAGAGATCCAGTTGTTATCGTTGCAACTAACAAGTATATCGATTTTATCGAAGGTGCTGGCAGTGAGTTAACTGCAACACTTACCGAGAAAATTTATAAGACTCCTTATCACCTTGCCGCTGAAATCAAAGCGAAGATGGAAGATGCTGGAGCCCTTACTTATACTGTTACTTTTGACTGGCAAACAGGTAAGTACACTATCGCCGCTGGTAGTGCTTTTACTCTCCTTTGGCAATCAGGAACAAATACTGCTAATAGCGCAGGAACTATTCTTGGTTTTGGTGTTGTAGCAGACAGCACTCCGGGCCTTACCGCTACAGCAGGAACAGCACTTAGCTTGGTTGCTTCTGTAACTCCAGTTTATGACACTGCTTTGGTTGATCCGATCATTGTTAAAAGCAATGAGATTTTCATTGGTACTTCTGTTAACGATAATGTTTGTCTAAAAGCAAGTGAAGTTAATGTTAACGTAGATGCAACAATCACAGAGATCACATCAATCTGTTCTGAAACTGGTGTTTACAGCAAGCCAATCACTGGTAGAAAAGTAACTCTTTCTGCTACTGTTCTAATGGAAGCAAATCAGTGTAACCTTTTCTATGCTCAGTTTGCTAACCAATCTATTAAAGCAATGTTTAACACAGGGGCAAAAGATGATGCAGGAAATTGGATACCTGGTAAATGTTTTAACTTCTATTTCGGAAATGCTTCCGTAACAAGTAGCACTATCGGAGGAGATGAGTTTAGAACAATAAGTATTGCAATCGAAGGTTATATTACAAGTACACTTAAAGATTGTTACATCAACACTCTTTAATAAATATTGTGGGGGTGTCATCCTATGTGCGCCCCCGCCTTTAACATAGGAAAGGTTATATGGAGTTTAAAACGGAGAGTTTAGAATTGGATATCAGGGTTCTTGATATTCCAGAAATGGGAGAGTTTTTGCATATTGCTAATATTGATTTTTCTTTATTTAGCAATACTGAAACTCTTCATAAGAATAGTTTTCATCTCGCTGGTAGGATTTTAACCGCTATTTTTAAGATGAACCTAATAACAAAGATATCTGGAGTTGTTAACAGTGTTGAAGATCTAATGAAAACTCCAAGTCTTTTCATCGAAATGAATAAGCCAGCATTTGATTACTTCCATTTAATATTTTTACCAGAAAAAAAAACCGTCTAATAGGAGAGGTGGCACAGATGATCGCCTCGAATATCCAGCTTGATCAAATAAAAGATGTCGTAGAAAAAGAAAGATTCGATGAAATCCTAGAAATTTATAATGAGATTCAGAATAAATATTTAAGCGATTATTTAGCATACGACATGGCAAGATCGATGGGGATGGTTTTTGGATCAAGAGACTACAACGTAATCCAATTAAGATTTTTTAAAGCAATTGATCAGGCGATCAATAAGGTTAGGGCGAAATGAGTGATGAACCAATAAAGTTTAGCTTTGTCGAATCAGGATTAGACGCTATCAAGAACAATCTTGGATCGGTTAAAACTGCACTTGCTGGGATAGCAACAGTAGCGACATTTAAGAAGATGATTAGCGAGGCAACAGAAGCCGATGATAACGTAAGAAAATTAGCGTTTGCCATGCAGGGAGCGCAGACATATTCAGAAAAAGCGGTCGCCTCGTTTGAAGATTTCGCAGCGGAAATGCAGAGGACGACACGATTTAGTGACGATGCTATTATCTCGATTGGTACTTTATTTAGAAATATAACCTCTTTGTCAAATAACCAAGTTAAGGAATCTATAAGAGTAACCGCTGATTTAGCTACCGTTTTAAAAGTTGATCTCAAAACTGCAGGAAGAAAAGTTATTGCGGTTTTAGAAGGAAACGTTGGGGCGTTGTCCAGATACGGAATCAAGGTAAAAGAAGGAGCGACCGAACAAGAACGATTTAATAACCTAATGGCGGCGACAAGTAGATTAACTGGAACTGCCAATAATGATCTTAGTACATACTCTGGGATATTAGCGTTTTTAAATAACAACATGAATGACATTTTTGAATCTCTAGGTAAAACCATAACTAGAAACGAATCTTTTAAAAAAGGTTTAACTGGAACCGTTGAGATCATGAAAACACTCTCCGAGTTTGCTGGTTTTGTAGCACAAAGTATAGACAACCTTTTTACTAAGGACAGTAAAAGCAGTTTAGAATTAAGACTTAATAATCTTGCAAAAGAATTAGAAAAATTAGAAGCAACACCTTCTCTGGATATCATGGCAAAGATTTTTGGTGGGCCAACCAAGGCGCAACAAATTGAAAACATGAAACTAGAAATGAATGCCATTCGGACAATTATTAAAGAGATTGAAACGGCAGAGATAAACGAATCTATTGTTGCTGTTGAAGTAAATAATAAAAAGGGTGTTGTCCTAACAGATAATACTAAATTATACGATGAGCAGTTAAAGAAAATTCAGGACGTTCAAAACGCAGTCCAGAACGCAGGACTGAGTGAATTGCAAGTTTTAGAAAAAACTAAAAACGAAAGATTAAAAGCATTTAATGAGGGTCAAGACCAGTTAGTATTAAAGGGACTTGCTACTCTCCAAGAGGTAAACCAACTTAAACTAAACATTGAAACAGACTACAATACAAAAAGACTTGAGATTGAAAAGAAAACTAATGATGCTATCCTAGCATTAAAAGTTAAAGAGGTTGTCGATC